CTGCTGAACCCATAGACGCGAACTTGGCCAGGCGTATAACACCATGGCCAGGCACATCAGCCTTCCGAGAGCGAGTAGCATCCAAAGCATGATGCAAGTGCTTATGGTTGCTAACCATCACTCGTACGAGCTGATTCGAGACACGATCAGAAGCCTCACTCAAGTCGAGTGTGGCCTCGGTCCCCAAAAGGGATCCGATTCGAGCCATTTCCTGGTTAGGGATTTGGTCATCGAACCCGATCATGCGGTCCAGGATGTCATCCCTGGAAAACGCATTACGGATCAAGTCAAGAACCCCTTGCTGCATATACTGCATACAAGTGGGTTCAATGGCGATGATCCGTGGTGTCTTGAGCGTTTTAGGAACGTCAACGACCCTAACGGGTCGTTCACGCCCAGGTTCGCGGAAGTCCACCTCGTCAAGCTGATCATAATATGACCAGTTTGGGAGTGAATACTCCCCATAGGGGAATATCTCCTCTAGACGGGTAGTCCACTCGCGATTGCGAAACTTACTGTTGCCAGTAAGCTTGTCCGCAGTCGCACCGGGACCATGTTTAGGATACACTCTCCCGTAATAGATCTCACGATCTATCCAGGTGAATGCGTTCCTAAACAAGAGAGCAGACATACGCTTGAAACGCTCCAAATCAATGGGCGTCAAGTTACTGTCATTCTCTCGGACTTCCAACTCACACTCAACGAACTGTCGCATAGCTCGCTTTCTCCTTGTATCACTACAAGGTAGGGCGATCTTGCCGAACATCAGCGTAAGCTGACGTACAGCAAGAATTGCATCTACGCTAGGTTCGGTGAGCAACTCACCAGTGATTCGATCGAACACAAGATCGAGGAAACCTCCGAGAAATCGGGGGAGACCTCCTTTTCTCTGGAATCCAGAGAAAAGATGTCGATCTACACGCCCAAGGTCAAGACTTTTTTCGAAGTCTTTTCCAAAGGCGGGCAGGGTTATCGTCAAAAACGATAGCCCTTCGTGTTCGAACCGACCAAGGACTCTTTTGAAGTCCATGGTGGCGCTAGTGCAACATCGGTCAGCGGACTCGTCCGCGACCTTCTGCCAGAGCATCAGCAGGCTTTTCAGAACCCCTCCTTTCAATGAAAGAGGTTGATTCTCCTGGCCTGCGGCGCTGGGTCACATCAGCATATGTCGAAGAACACGGATAATCCGTGCTCGACGAACAGCTGATCCAATCCGAGGTAGAACATGTTGACGAGAGTAACGGCAGCCCATACGAAACGCCTACTGGCGATCCGTTGCGCAGCCATCTCTTGAGCAACACTGGATTCAGAATCTTTCAATCGATAAAGTAGATTGAAGTCTTCCGGATCCTCGATCAACC